AGCACTTGGAAGATATTTTGCCGACAGTCTCTTTGAACCATCCCATTCACTTGTCATTTTTTCTCTTGTAACAACTGCGTATGCCATAAAAAATCACTCCTTAATTATTATAATGTTTTGCCAAAAGACCACCATATTGGTCATTTGACTCTGTTTGAATTTCGTTGTCAAACATTACTTTAACAACATTTTCTTTTGGTTGTTTTGTGCTAAAATTAGCACTCTTTTTACCTAGTAATGCAAATAGTTTTTCTTCGATTTCATCAACGGACAATTGAGAATAGTTAGATTTTAAAGTTTTATAAGATTCCATATCAGATAATTTTTCATCAAATTTTTCAAATAAACTTGAAACATTTAATTCATATTGTTCTTTGATTGTGTTTTCTTTAAAAACTTTTAAATCAGCAACTTCGGAATTTGGAGTTGAATAATCTTTTTTGTATTGTTCAAATTCTGATTGAAGTCTTTCATATTCTGATTTTTCAATAAATTCTGGTTGAACTTCAACATTTTCTTCTGTGTTTGTTTCAGTTTCAATTACTTCTTCTACTTCCACCACTTCTTCAGTATCTGTTGTTTCAACATTTTCTTCATTTTCAGTTTCAGGTACAATTTCTTCATTTGCTGGTGTGTTTATTTCTTCAACAACAATTTCCTCGTTGTTATTATCAATTGTTTCTTCAACAATGATATTTGTTGTATCTTCCAAAATCACATCCTCCTTTCCAATTTCTTTTATATCAACCTCGTTAGAGGATTGATTATTAAATGTAATTTCCTTTAGCTCTTTCATCATTAAACTATATTGTTCTTTCATTTCGCCCATTATTTTTGGAAATTGTGATTGATTAAAATTGTTTGAATATGGTTCTATTTTAGATGATGGGAAACATGGTTCTGTATGATATTCAGGATTATCAGACTTACCCAACAAACAGAGTGCCGAAAATACAAAATCTACAATATCTGTATAATTTTTATCTTCATCTAATTGTTTCCATTTTGAATAGTTTATTTCCATACTTTCACCAAAATAAATATTTTCATTATATATGGCATCCATTAATTCAGGATATCTATACGTCCACAATATTATATTTGCTGTAAGATAAGTTACAGTATTTCCATTTTGTTCTATAACATCTTCATACGCATATGAATTTTCAACAACAACACCATAAGGAACTGTTAATGTCTTAATTTTTAACTCATTATTTTCAATTAAAAATTCAATATCATGAGAACCCATATGAAATGTTCCATCTTCATTCTCAATAAGATGACCAACAACAGGTATATAGTTTAATGATTCAATATTACGTTCAATGTTTTCTTTACTAAAATAAGAAAAATTTCTGTTTTTCCCAAGTGCCATAACATAACATTTGCATAAAGTAAATTGCTCATTTAATTTTTCTATTGGTTGAATTTTTGCATTAAAATTAAGAGATAAACTCTTTATATTATCATCCATTTATTTGTCTCCTTTCTCAAAAAGTCATTATTGATGAATTACTAAAAAAAATTTTATTTTTAATTGATTCATCATTTATATCCAAACAAAAAAGATTTGGATTATATTCAAAAACCCAAATCTTATTTTTGTGAATATCTTCAATTGTGTTAAGTAGCTTGTAATTTTGAGATAGGAGAATATTCTTTATATTTTCATCAGTTATATTAACTAATTGCATAATAATCCTCCATTATTTAAATACTCTTCTTTGTATATAAATTTATACCCTTTATAAGAATCAATTCGATGTTTGCAACATTTTGTAATTCCGTCTACATTAATTCCGATAATTATTGATGCATCTTTTAATGTATGAAACATATTAATAAAATCACCTTTCATACTAATTTGAACAACTGGACATTTTTGTTTTGTGTGTCCTCCTGTTCTTTTTGGTTTAATATTATATTTATCAAATGCGTCTCCTGTGTATCTATAAACATATCCATCTACATTATATGTATAACCAGAACAACAATTTTGAACCCTATGTCTAAATTTCTTATCGTCAATATCCTTCAAACAATTAATTAATCCAATATAGTTTCCATCTAAATCGTATATAAAAACATTTCTATTTTTAATATATGTGTCTGTCCTATAAATATCTCCATCAAAAGACCACATATATCCTCCAACGACAACGCTTCGTTTTTTATTACAACAATGACTAATATCTGCAATATTAATTCCATTTTTGTCTGCTGCATCTTTGACTGAATTATATTTTTGTAATATATTACCTGATAAGTCATATTTTATAACAGCCTTTTCGTTGTTTATTGAACCGTAAGAACCACCTTTTGTTAAATTATATCCATTGGGAACAAGCGAACCAAAATTTTCTATATACATAATTTCTAAATAATTTAGTTTTTCTTTTAATAATTCTTGTGATTCTAATTTACAATAATCTATTTCTTCTAAACTAAAATTTTCATATCCATGCTTAAAAATGGAATTATCTATATATGAAAATTCACCACCATGTTTCTTTATATGTTCACGCCATCTTTTTTCTATTGTTCTTGTAGTCTGACCTATATATTGTTTACCATTAATTTGATTTGTAATACAATAAATATAACCCTCATACATTTTAGTTTCTTTATTATATGCCATTTATTATTTTCTCCTTTCAAATAATAAAAGCGTAATAAAATTAATTACTACGCTTTATCTTATAAAAAGGAATTAGAGATACAGTCTAATTCTCAAGCACAAAATCAAAATACAGTTGAAAGTGCTTTTTTAAATTTTATTCTTTTTTTCTATTATCGTTTTCTCTAGTTGCAACTCCAGCCTCCGATAAATCTTCATCATCAGACTTTGGTTTACCATTCTTATCTTCATCACCGCTTTGCGTATTAGATGATTGAAGTGGTTTCCATTTATCAACAAGTCCTAAAACATCTTCAAGAATAGTCATACCATATGTATCAGATGGACTATATCCAAAAATTGAACAAATAGCTAATTTAACAGGAGTTCCATATGTACTCGCCTTTAAAATATTATCTAAATATTCTTTTTGGCTAAATATGGTAGTATCTAAAATATTTATTTTAAATTTATATTCTCCTGAAATTTGCTTTAATTTTTTATTGATTACTCTTTCAATTTGCCTATGTATTGTATAGATAATTTCTTCATCCGTTTTAATAGAATTTCCTATTGTAGCAGAAGATGATTTTTGTGAATTAAATAATAATTCTGATACACCACCAGCGTTCCAAAATTCAGACTCTGCATTTGCAACAGAAGTTACATTTGTAACGCCACCACTTTTTTCAAAATTAAAATCTTCAACTTTCATAGGGGTTAAAACTAATCCAACCCAAGAAGGTAATGCTTGAGCCATCATATTGTAAAATTTTAAAGCCTCGTTATAATCATATTTGTATGTACCATCTTCATTTAATGGAATTTCTAATGATAATAATTTATAATTATCTTGCTCTTTTGCATTTTTTTCTAATATTTTAAAATCTTCAATATCATATAACATAGGTAATAAAGAAACAAAAAATGGTATTGTAAAATCTGTACTTTCATCCATTTTAATGGCAAATGCTTTCTTGGAGTCTAATTCTTGCCATTGTAATTTAGCGTTGGATTTATATAGTGTAAATTTTTGTTGAAATTCTTCACCAAACTGTTCTAATTTATCAGGATATTTACTGAAGTAACTAAAATCAAAACCAACACATAGCACACCATCTTCAACAGATGAAATTTTGCAATAATTAGGATCAAGTTTTTTTAGAAAATAACTATTAGGTGTACTATATTCATAATTATAAGAAATTCCTTCTCGTATCATTGTGGATATTACTTTTTGATATTCTTGTTTTATAGACATAACTTCTAAATAATCAATCACATCTTTATAATCTTTTAAAAATTTTTCATTATTAAACTTATCCATTTTTAATTTATAAGGCAATACTAAATATGGTAGTTTTGTCATATATGAAAAATAATTACACAATCTTTTATAATGCCCTGAATGTTCATACATAAAATTAGAAACTTCTCTTAGTTTCTTTTGACTCATTGGGGATGATGGTGTATCAAGCCATTTAAGAATATCAGACTTCTTATATTTACTGAAAAACTGAACATCTTGATTTTGATTTTGTAAATCATTTAAAATTAATTTTGCGGTTTTCATATATTGTAATGCTTGTGAAAAATCTCTTTGTTGTTCTTCAGTTAATTTAACTGTTTCTGCCAATAAATTCACCATCCTTTCTGTTTAATTTTAATTTTGATATAAGTTAGGTTGTCTGAAATGTAGTTGAG